ATGTACTCGCGTGCCGCCTTGCTGATGTTCTTGCTGTTCACCGCCTCGTCTCCCGCCATCCCGTGAGCAACCGTGCCGGCGACAGCCACAGCAGGCGCAGCTCGGCCTCGCACCGCTTGCGCTCGGGCTCAGTGCGCCGGGCGTAGCGAAGGTCGGCGAGGGCGCGCAGCTCGCGAGCAGTGCGCAGCGGTTTCATGCGGCGCCCCTGTTGTCGATGAAGTGCTCGCACCCGCCGCGCTGCTGCGACTCGGCGAAAAACATCGCCTGCGAGACGAGCGTGTTGGGCGGCACGGGTTCGGTGCGCCGGCAACGCGGTGCCAGCGGGCAGAACAGCGGCGGGCCGTCGTAGCACCGGCTGTAGTCGGCCGGCAGCGGCGGAATGTCGGCGGCGAAGTTCATTCCTTCGCTCCGTCGATCGGCACGATCACCGTCTTGTGCGTCTTGGCGCAGTCCTCGCAGATCACGGCCCAATCGCCGAGATAGTCGAGTCGCGATCCGTACTCGGCGCACAAGACTGCATCTTCGTATTGAGGCTCGCCGGCGAAGCGGAACGGCGGCGTGTCTCGATACTCCGATGGCCCTTGCTCATAGTTGAGGTTCGCGTCGTAGAACACTTTCCCGTCGCATACGTCGCAGAGTCGGTAGTCAGCCTTTGCCATCACATTCCTCCCGCGAGCCACAGCCCGCACAGCACGCCGATCCAGACGAGGACGACCGACAGGGCAACCCCGGCGAAGATGCCGCGGGCGGCGTCGAGGCCGTCGTCGGTGGCGCGCAGAAGGTCGTTGTCGGCGCGCATCACGGGCGCTCCTGTGCGGCGAGGGCGGCGCGGAGCGCATCCATTTCCGTTCGCATGTCATGGAGCAAGCGGCCGGCTAGATCGGGGGACCGATGACAGAGCCGGATGTCGTTCGCAGCCGGGTCGTCTGCTCGCTCGAATGACCAAAAGCCGACCTTCGTGTAGAGCCCGCCCCCGTCCTCATCGACGTGCTGGCGCCATTTGTCGGTCGTCCAGACGATCACAGGCTTCGCCAGCCCGCAATCAGAGTCGCGCATCACGATGTTCCCGTTCTCGACTCCGACGGGATAGCGGTAGCCAGGCCCGGAGATGCCTCCATCGGGGACCATGACATGCAGGTGACGCGCGATAGCGTCTTCGACCTGCGCGTATACGGCCTCACTCATTGCAGGGCCTCCAGCGCAGCGCGCAGTGCGGCGTAGCGGTCGGTGGTCATTTCAGGCAGACCCCCGATCGTCGTCGCGAAGCTGCCGCTCTTCCTCCCGCGCCGCCTTCGCGTCCTCGTGCACCCGCCGCTCGGCCTCGTCCTGCGCCCACGGCAGCAGGGCACGCTCGATCGCCTGCAGGCAGTCGCGGGCTACGCACTCGGCCGCCTCGCGGTCGCCCTGCGCCGACTTGACGGCTGCCCAGTGCAGCGCTACCGGCACCGGCACGCGCTCGCCAGCAATGCGCACCTCGGCGCGGTACCAGTCGACACGCCGATCCGCGACGAGCAGGGACAGCAGCTCGGCGTCGTGCGCGGTGTGGGCGGCGATTTCGTGCGGGTCGTACATCACGCGGCCCCCTGCAGCTCGGCCGCCGTTGCCGCGCGCATGAGCTCGGCGGCGAGCTCCCGCGCTGCGCTCGGCGTCAGCGACATCCCCTCGCGGTGCACCTTGACGACGCCGAGCACCGCGGCGACTTGCACCGACCCCTCGCGCGTCTCGATGACGGAGCGGTGCATCGGGGCGTGCTTGCCCGTGACGGTGGCGGCGTTCATCGCGCGAGCTCCGCGGCCAGCAGGGCGTTGTCGATGGCGCTCACGACGCTGCGCGGCAGCTTGTCCTCATGCCGGCGCACGAGAAGCAGGGCGTCTTGCTGCGACTCGACGATCGAGCGCAGCAGGGCTTCGTTGGCCTCGTGCACGTCGGCCGCCGCGATCGGGGCGGTGATCGGCGCCGGGACCGGGGGAAGGTCGGCGGCGAAGGGCGCCGGACCGGGGATCGGGCTGGCGGATGCTGCTGTGGTCATGGCTCGGCTCCCTGCTGTTGGTGGTGACGACAGGAAGAAGCGTAAAGCAATGCTTTCCTAGCGTCAAGCAATACCTGCAACGAGGGCGACCGCGCAATTTTGCGGCAATGCTTGACGTTGGGCAGGCTATGCCTGACAATGGCGGCATGGATACCCCGATTTCACGCGCCATTGCCACTCTCGGCGGCCTGAGTGAGTTCGCTCGCACCCTTGGCATATCGCGCCAGTACGCATGGCAGATGAAAGAGGGCAAGCGCCCGGTGTCGCGGCATCTGTGCCCGGCAATCGAGGTGCTCACCAAAGCCAAAGGGGATCGGGTGCCGTGCTCGGCACTGCGCCCCGACCTGTTCGGCGATCCGGCTCCCGCCCCCTCCACCGGCGCGACCGCCAAGGTCGCCTGAGCGATGACCGCCCCCCTCGACCACTACGCCCACCGCGCCGCCATCCGCGCGCGCCGTCTGCGGGCGATCGAACAACGCATGCACGCCGCCCCCGCGTGGCAGCTGCCGCACCTGGTGGCGCGCTGGATCAGGGAGTGCGGAAGGTGCTGACGCGCTCGAACCGCCCCGAGACGCGCAATCCGCTGCTCGCGCTGCCGAGCGCTGCTCGTCTCGCCGAGCTGCCCGACGACTCGCGCGACGCTCTACGCGCGCTGTTGCTCGAGATCCGCGCCGACGCCGCCGAGCGCGCGCAAACCTGTTGGAAGCGACACAAGGCGCCGATGGCCGCGTACTGGAAAGCGGTGTCGGTCTACGCGGGGCATGCGGCGCGTGCGCTGCGGAAAGGGGCGCCGACGTGCTGACACTCCACAACGAATACCCACTAGGGGGCGAGCCGGTGCGGTCTGCCGGCGGTCGAGTCATGGGTCGCGCGGCTTGCGGAAGGGACGCGCGCATCGGCAATGCGAGGGATTGCCCCCGGCTTCCGCGACCGACCCCCGCTATCGCCGCAGCAGTGCCGAGGGAAACCCGCGCCGGGGAGGCTAGCCCCGCCAACGCCGAACCGGCGCGGTCTTGGGTGGAGGCGTCGACGTGCTGACGCCCGAGCAGACCGCCGAAATGCTCTCCCTGCAGGCGCTCGCCCTCGACGCCGGGAAGGTGGCGGCGTGAGCTACGAGGCGTTCCTCGAGCGCAAAGCGATCGTCGCGCCCGAGCGAGGCCTGCGCGACGTGCCCGAGCTGCACCCCGATGCGTTCCCGCATCAACGCGACGTGACGGACTTCCTGCTGCGCGTCGGGTGCGGGGCCGCCTTTCTCGACACCGGCCTCGGGAAATCGCTCGTCGCACTCGATTGGGGGCGCGTCGTCTCCTGGCATACGGGCCTTCCGGTGCTGATGCTCGCTCCGCTGGCCGTCTCCCGACAGCACGAGCGCGAGGCGCAGAAGTTCGGCATCGAGGCGCGCGTCGTTCGTTCGCCAGACGAGCTGCAGGCGGGCGTGAACGTGTGCAACTACGAGGTTCTGCACCGCTTCAAGCCGGCAGGCCTCGGCGGCCTGATCCTCGACGAGAGCTCGATCATCAAGAGCTTCACCGGCAAGACGACGCGGGCCCTGATGTCGTTCGGCGAGCACATCCCGTTTCGCCTCGCCTGCACCGCGACGCCGGCGCCGAACGATCACATGGAGCTCGGCCAGCACAGCCAGTTCCTCGGCGCGATGGCGTCCTCCGAAATGCTCTCGCGATGGTTCATCGCCGATCAGCGCGACATGGGCCGGTATCGATTGAAGCGCTACGCGGTGGAATCGTTCTGGTCGTGGGTTGCCTCGTGGGCCCGCTGCATCAGCAAGCCGTCGGACCTGGGCTATAGCGACGACGGCTTCGTGCTCCCCGAGCTCGTGCTCACGCAGCACGTCGTCGAACAGGACATCACGACCGACACGGGCGGAATGCTCTTTCGCATTCCCGACACGTCGGCCACGCAGATCCACAAGGAAAAGCGCATCACGGCCGACTCGAGGGCCCGTGCGATTGCCGATGTTGTCGCTTCCGAGCCGACCGAGCCGTGGATCGTGTGGGTCGAAACGGACTACGAGGCCGACGCAGTGTGCAAGGTGCTGCCGCAAGCCGTCGAAGTCCGCGGTTCGATGCCGGCTGAAGTGAAAGAGCAGCGCCTCATCGAATTCACTGAGCGCGGCGGGATTCTCGTTACAAAGCCGTCGATCGCCGGGTTCGGGCTCAACTGGCAGCACTGCGCGCGCGTCGCCTTCGCAGGCCTGTCGTTCTCCTACGAGCAGTTCTATCAAGCCGTGCGCCGGTGCTGGCGCTTCGGGCAGCAGCGCCCCGTGCATGTGCACGTCGCGATGGCAAGCACCGAAGAAGCGATCTGGCGCGCGGTGCAGCGAAAGCAATCCGACCACGAAGACATGAAGCGGCACATGTACGCGGCGATGAAGCGCGCCGTCGAAGTGCGCGACGTGAAGATCAACTACCGGCCGACGCTTCCG